AAATGGCTAATAATATAGGATGTGAGGGTATGCATGAACACGAACTAGACGGTAAAATTTGGTATATGCCATGTAAATTTCATATTAAAGAGGATATGAAAAAATGTCCAAAAGGATATAAAAAACAAAATGGTAAATGTGTAAAAAAATATGGCTAAAAAAATAGTTAGTAAATACATAAAATCTAAAAGAAAATCACATCCACATAGTAAAAATGCAAGTATAGGACAAACAGGATATAAAAAAAAATATAGAGGTCAAGGAAGATGAAACAATTTGAAACACCAAGTAAAACAAGTCCAAAAGGAGGACGTAGAGGTTGTTTATGTAAAGATGAAACTTATTCAATTAAATGTTGTAAAGGTAAAATAATAAACCAGGGCATTGGTAAAATATGAAAATGCAAATATAAATTTTAACACGTTATAGTAATATGAAATCAACAGAAATCTTAAATAAAATCAAAACTTTCTTAGGAGAGGAGCAAATCGAGCAAGTAGAACAAGTTGAAGAAACTCAATTAGAAGCTACTGAAGAATCTTCAGAGAAAGTCGAGTTAGCACAAGCTAAACTTGAAAATGGTACAGTATTAGAAGCAGAAGCTTTTGAAGCAGGAAATGAAATTTTTATCGTCACTGAAGATGATAGAGTAGCAGTACCTGTTGGCGAATATCTCATGGAAGATGGCCAAATGCTAATAGTAGAAGAAGAAGGCATTATTGGAGATATTAAAGCTCAGGAAGAAGAAGAAGAAGTAGAAGCTAAAGAAGAAGAAATGGCTTATGTATCTAAAGAAGAATTTAATTCTGCCATTGATGAAATCAAAGGTATGATTAATGAACTAAAGGATAAAAAAGAAGAAATGGCACAAGTAGAAGAACAAGTTAAAGAAGAACTTAGTAAAACTCCTGCTGTAGAGCCAATTAATCATAATCCTGAAGTTAAAGAGAAATTTAAAGTAAGATTCGGTAATAATAGAAAAGAAACTACTTTAGATAGAGTAATGAAAAAATTAACCAATAATTAAAATTAAATAAAATGCCAAATCCAACAATTACAAGTAGTTCGTATAGTGGAGAATTCGCAGGTAAATATATTGCGGCAAGTTTGCTTGCAGCAAAAACTTTAGATGATGCTGCTATTACTATACTACCAAACATTAAGTATAAAGCTGCTATGAAAGTGGGAGCTTTCTCTAACTTAGTAAGAAGTGCAGACTGTGACTTTGATTCATCAACATCAGGTCTAACGCTTACTGAAAAAGTATTAACACCTGCTGAGTTACAGGTAAACTTACAAATTTGCAAAAAAGAGCTTCATGCGGATTGGGAAGCAGCTCAGATGGGCTTTAGCGCCTTTGATAGCCTTCCACCATTATTCTCTGATTTTGTTATCGCAAGAGTAGCTGCTGAGGTTGCAAGTGCAACGGAAACTTCTATTTGGAGTGGTGCATCAGGAGAGGGTAACTTCGATGGTTTTGTTACACTAGCAAATGCAGGAGGTTCAGGAGTTGTATCTGTAACAGCAGGAACAGTTACTGCAGCTAATGTTATCGCAGAATTAGGTAAAATCGTTGATGCAATTCCATCAGGAGTTTACGGTGCTGATGACCTAGTTATTTATGTATCTTCCAATATCTATAGAGCTTATATTAGAGCTTTAGGTGGTTTCGGTGCATCAGGATTAGGAGCAGCTGGTTACGATAATAAAGGTAACAACCAATCATTAGATAATTTATTCTTTGATGGTGTTAGAATTTATCCATCTTCAGGTTTTGGAGATAACCAAGCTATTGCAGCAAGAAGTTCTAACTTATTCTTTGGAACCGGTCTTTTAAATGACAGAAATGAAGTAAAAGTTATTGATATGTCAGACATTGATGGTTCTCAAAACGTAAGAGTAGTCATGAGATATACGGCAGGATGTCAAATTGGCGTCGGTGCTGATGTAGTTCTTTACGACTAATTAACAATTAAATTAACATATAAGGGGTAGGTGGGTTTCTACCTGCCCTTTTTTAATACAATAAAATTATGGCTTGTTCAATAACACAGGGAAGAAAGGTTCCTAGTTGTAAATCAGCAGTTGGTGGTTTAAAAACTGTATATTTTGCAGATTTTGGTACTTTAGGAGCAGCTGCAGATAGTGGTTCAGCAGACCCTTTTAATGCTTCATTTAACGGTCAAATTGATACTTTTGCTTCTTTAACAGGAAGCGCACCATCTGATACTGGTGTCTTAAAACAATTTGATTTAAAAGGTAATTCTAGTTTAGAAACATCTATAATTAGTTCTAGAGAAAGTGGAACTACTTATTATGAATCTACACTAAATATATCACTAACTTTTTTAGAAAAGGCAACACAAGAAGAAATAAAACTAATAGCACATGGTAGACCTCATGTATTTGTAGAGGATTATAATAATAATTATTTTGTTTTAGGTTTAGAATATGGTTGTGAAGTTACAGGTGGAACTATTGTTTCTGGTACAGGGTTTGCAGACTTTACTGGTTTTACTTTAACATTATTATCTCAAGAAAGAATTCCACCACCATTTGTTCTTGCAACGGAGGTAACTAATAATGCTGATACCACTCAAATTTCACCTAACTAAAAATAATTTATTATATTTATAATAGTTTTCATTAATTTTTAGTTTAGTTTAAAAGAAAGGGGAGTTTTTACTCCTCTTTTTTTATACACAAAATTTTTAGTTTATACGTTATATAAGTATGATACATTTAACGACATCTGCATCAGCTCAAACTTTAAAAGTAATTCCAAGAAGTTATGCAAGTTCTGTAAGTATGATACTAAGAGACGATTCAACAAATACCTCAACAACATACTCAGTAAGTACAACGACAGATAAAAATTATTTAGTATTATCACAAGCATTTAATCCTGTATTAGTAGAGGGTAGATTTTATGACCTTACTATAAAAGAAGGAAGTAATGTAATATATAAAGACAAAGTTTTTTGCACTGACCAATCAATATCTTCTTATTCGGTTAATAATGGAGAATATACAATACCAACAGGAAATGATGTCCATGATAATGATTATATTGTAATATGAAAAATAAATCAGATTTAAGCATAGTAAATTTAAGCACTTATACATCTCCAATAGTTAAGGAAATAAAAGGTAAAGATTTTATTGAATATGGAGAAGATAATAATTATTTCCAATATCTTATTGATAGATATAATGGTAGTGCTACTAATAATGCTATTATAAATGGTGTTAGTGAAATGATTTACGGTAAGGGATTAGATGCAACAGATTCCAATAAAAAACCAAATGAATATGCTCAAATGATGAGTTTATTTAACAAAAATTGCACAAGAAAATTATGTTACGATTTAAAACTAATGGGACAATGTGCAATACAAATTATTTATTCCAAAGATAGAAGTAAAATTGTCCAATTAGAACATATACCAATAGAAACTTTAAGAGCTGAAAAATGTAACGAAAAAGGAGAAATAGAGGCTTATTATTATTTTAGTGATTGGTCTAAATACAAAAGAGGAAACGAATTAAAAAGAATACCTGCATTTGGAACTTCTAAAGAGGGCTTAGAAATACTTTATATAAAGCCTTATAGAGCTGGTTTTAAGTATTATAGTCCAGTAGATTGGCAAGGGGGAAGCCAATATGCAGAGCTAGAGGAGGAAATATCTAATTACCATTTAAATAACATACTTAATGGTCTTGCACCTAGTATGTTAATCAACTTCAATAATGGAACTCCAGACCCTGAACAAAGAGAAATGATAGAAAGAAGAATCTATGAAAAATTTAGTGGTTCTAGTAATGCAGGTAAATTTATTCTAGCATTTAACGACAATCCTGAAACTGCTGCTAGTATTGAACCTGTCCAATTTAGCGATGCACATCAACAATATCAATTTTTATCAGAAGAAAGCTCTAAAAAAATCATGGTAGCTCACAGAGTAGTAAGCCCCATGTTATTTGGTATTAAAGATAGCACAGGATTAGGAAATAATGCAGATGAACTAAAAACAGCATCTATATTGTTTGATAATTTAGTAATTAAAGGTTTTCAGAACCTTTTAATTGAAGCCTTTGACCAAATATTAGCTTATAATAATATCTCTTTGCATTTATATTTTAAAACACTTCAACCATTAGAATTTACGGATTTAAATAACGTAGTAGATTCGGAAACTAGAGAAGAAGAAACAGGAGTAAAATTAAGCAAAGAATCTAATAAATTATTAGAGGAATTTATATCCAAAGGACAAAATGAGAAAGAATTATTAGAAAAGTACGATTTGATTGATGAAATGGATGTAAACTATGATTTAGAAGATGAATTAGACCAAAAAATAAATGAACTAAATAATGAAGTAAAGTTAGCAAGAGTAGGTAAAGCTACACCTTATAAAGAAAGTGAACAAGATGGAAAAAGCAAAAAAGAGGGTAAAGAAGATATTACATATTTAGTTAGGTACATGTATACTGCTTATTCAGGTGGTTATCAAACTAGAGCTGGTAGGTCTAGGGAGTTTTGTGTAAAAATGATGAATGCTAACAAAGTTTACCGTAAAGAAGATATTATTGCTATGAAAAATGTAGCAGTTAACCCTGGTTTTGGTCCAAGTGGTGCTGATACATATTCGATTTGGCTATATAAAGGTGGTGCTAGATGTTCGCACAGATGGACTAGGAAAATATATGCAAAAAAAGATGGAGAAAAAAGTTTAGGAAATACTATTAGTACAACAAAAGCTAAAAGTGATGGTTTTACACCAAAATCAAATCCTAACAAAGTATCTATTGCGCCTAGAAATATGGCAAACAAAGGCTATACTGCTGCATATTGGAATAAAATGGGATTTAAGAATTAATTATGGCAACAGCATTATTTATATCAAGAACAGATTTAGTTAAAAATAGTATCATTGATGGCAACGTAGATACTGATAAATTTATACAGTTTATCAAGTTAGCACAGGAAATCGAAATAAGAAACTATTTAGGAACTAAATTATATGATAAATTACAAGCTGATATAGCGGGTTCAGGGGTAACTGGTAATTATCAAATTTTACTTAATAAATATATACAACCCATGTTATTATGGTATGCACAAGCTGAATATATCCCATTTGCTGCTTATTCTATAAAACAAAATGGAATATTCAAAGGAAATTCAGAAAATGCAGAATCTGTAGTTAAAGAAGAAGTAGATTATTTAGCAGGAAAAGCAAGAGATAAAGCAGAATATTATACACAGAGATTTTTAGATTACATAATTAATAATAGTAATTTATTTCCTGAATATAATGACAATGAGGGTGGCGATATTTATCCAGATAGTGACGGATTATTTAATGGATGGGTATT